GATATAAACAACTAGGAAGAGCCGCATTGTGTAATGTAGCTGGATTCCAAAGAGTAATAATCATACGCCTACTGGTTGGATCAGTTTTTAGCAAATGTATTAAATTTTCTAATTGATCATATCCAACTCCAGTGTAATCTGCTTTACAATCCTGATATTCTCCACCGAAATGACGTATGTTAAATCCATAAGTTTCACCCATGTCTCCTTCTGGATATCTTTGAAGACCTCTAGAATCAAGGAACTCACGAGTAGTATTACCATCCCAAATATGAATATCTTTATCAGTTAGGATATTATTGTCTGTTTTTCCACTTAAATAAAACATAAGTTCTTCAAAAATAGCTCTAGTAAATTGCCTTCTAGTCGTTAAAAGAGGAAATGTTTCTGTAAGGTCATATTTCCACATAAATCCAAATAGACTGCGAGTTTTTACAGCAGTGCGGTTACCTCTAGTTTCTGGAAGTTCTGCTAGTTGTTCTAAAACACTTAGGTAAGATAACTCCTCCAAATTCTGCCATCCACCATCCCGTGTCCAGTTAACAAATCTATACCAATAATCGTCACCATCATTTCGCTGAAAATCTGATACACTTTCTCTTAGGAAATTACCGCTTAATAATTTCATAGGGAAATTAGATGTATATTCTACTGTCTTTGGAACATTATACACCTCAGTAGTATATATTCTATCAATTAAATGAGAATAATCCGTTAAAATTTGCGTATAAATAGTTCCCCCACCTATAATAAAAATGTTTTTATCTGTAATATTTTTTAAATAACATTCAAATAATTCGTCTAAACTAGAAAATACTGAAACATTTTCCTGTTGAAACTCTGGTTTCTGTCTTAATTCAGAGGCGTTACTAGAAAGTATAATGTTTGTCCTATTTGGTAATGGTTTAAATTTATCCGGAATAGTTTCCCAGGTTTTCCGCCCCATTACAACAATCCCACCAGTAGTAATACTCTTAAAATTATTTATGTCTCCAGATAGTCTCCACATTAATCCATTATCATCTCCTATTCCACCATTTCTTCTATCATACGCTACAATTACGTTCAGTTTCATTTTAATTAAAAAGACACTGGTTATTTCTTAAGTAAATATTTACTAAATAATGTATCTGATTGGTGATATACAGCAAAAGAATCCTCCATAATTTCGTAATTAAACCACCAGTTGAATGGAATATACAACATTTGACCAGGATAAAGTATTACTTCAATGTATTTTGTTTCTGATAATTTAGAATATTTTAGTAAGTCATCACGGAAGAAATCTATTTGACTCTTATCGCCCTTAGCATATAAAAATTTCCTATTTTTTGGAGCAAATAAGAAAACTCTTCTAACTCCTTTTAATTGTGTAATGAGATATCTGTAATTATATTGTCTAGTAACTGTGTTAGTGACTCCCTTTCCTTCTGACATTACCTTAATAATATTTTTACCATTTAATGGAGCATTATAATAACTGAAATGCTTTTGAATATTACGGTTTAACTTACGTTTCTCAGTTGCCTCTATACTAGAAATAGTGTCTAATGAATATTTTTGTAAATCATGAAAGTTTTGTGTAGTGTTTGTAAATATACTAGGATAACTCTGATCTACCTGCCTTTCAAACTGAATTTTGTTAGGATTCTCCATTTGGAAGATTTCAATATCATTATTAAATCTATTAAGGTATTTCCTCTGGAGATAAACGAATACGCCTAGAATTGCTAGTAATATTAAGAATACTTTTGTAGATAATTTCATTTTTATAATACAAGGTTTTTTATTTCATATTTTTTAACGCTAAATAAAAATAAAAACAATAAAAACAATATAAAGATTACTATGGATTAAGAATCATATTAAAACTAAAAAATGAGCAACAACACAGACACACAGACTAAAACTGATAGAGAACAGACACCAGACCCCGAGCGAGACTACATTGGATACGTCAAGTGGTTCGATGATAGCAAGGGATATGGATTTGTCCGTATCTTAACACCAGGTGACAGATATGAAAACGACGTTTTTGTCCACCAGAGCAATGTTCATCCACAGCGCTCTACATACAGAACTCTTCGTGAAAGTGAAGCAGTTAGATTCAATCTCAGTGTTGAAACTGATGCCAGTGCTACACCACAGGTTGTCGAACTTGTTGGTGTAAATGGTCGTCTTTACTGCGACAGCCGAGTTCGAAGACGCCGAGGAGAAAATTCCGGTGATGGAGAAGGTGAATCTAACGCCGGAGAAGGAACTGGAGAAAACTGGCAGGAGGTAAACACAGGTAAGCCCACTTCTAAGGGTCGTGGAAGAGGTCGTCCTCGTAAATCTGCCCAGTAAATCTATTAATTATATTATTTAAGAGTTAATGTTTGTTTTTATTATATGGACTCCGAAACCATTTGGACTTCTATTTTAATTCCTATTGTTATAGCTCCAATATCATGGATTTTAAGTAAGTGGTATCAAAATACACAACAATTAAAATACGAAAGAGATAAGGAATTATACACTTTACAAAAGGTTGAATACGAACAGTGTTTAAACCTTTTTCTGTACCCTGTATATTTTAAATTGCTTTTGATTTATCAGTTGGATTTTAATGTCCCAGATGATTTTAATTATACAGAAGAATCAACCGAATCATCTGATTCATCTAGTGACCCAGAAGATACTGTAGAAAAGGTTAGATGTATTGGGTATTATAAACGTGAAAGTGGTCAATTGTATAAATGTCGCCAACAAATACCAGTTAATGACATATCTAAAGTATGTAAAAAATGTAGATGGAAATACTCAAAAGAAAAAATAAAGTTAAGGTTAGATTTAGGTTCTTCTATGCCAGAAATTAATAGAAGTCGAACTGAATCGTATATGCGTGTTCAAATGCCCACTGATTTACCAGAATCAAGTGTAATTGAATTAAATGACCATAAAATAGACCGAAGGTTAAGTAAAATGAAATACCTACAAAAATGTATAAATGAGGAATCCATTCGGCAATTAAATAGTGTAATTATTGAACACTACAGAGAAGTAAAAAACCTTATAGAAAATAACATTCACATTATAAAACCAACGGTTAGAGAGAGAAACGTATATGTAAATTTAATTAGATTTATTGAAATAAAGACTATACTAGGATGTAGTGATCGTGAGATTGAACATGATTATGGATATAAAAAAAATTTAGTTACAGTGCTTTCTTTAGTAACCGACACTCTTTATAGAGTCAATGAGAGCTATTCCAGTTTAATATTAAACCCAAAAAATTAATAATTATAAATCAACTGGATTTCCATTTCCATATTTAAAGAACATTTATAATGAATTGATTATTATTCATGAATTTAATTACAGCATTAATTTCACTTGGAAACACAGAGAAAACCCTTAGAGATACAATATTTCAGGATTATTCAAGTGACACTAGACCTTCACCAGATGGAAAACCTCTTAATTTAAATTTCGGTATAGCGTTAAGAGCATTTAATGCTGTAGACCAGGTAGAAGGAATTTTATCTACAAATGTTTGGTTAAGACATTATTGGAATGATATTCATCTGACTTGGAACCCAGAAGATTATAATAATATAACTACAATTGCTGTAAATACTGATCCTGAATTTGAACATAGTATCTGGATTCCAGATATGTATTTATACAATACAGCAGAAAAACCTATGGAAAATTTAGATTACTCCAGAGCAAATTTGTATTTTAATGGAGACATTATTTGGTCTAGACCAGGATTAGTTAAATCAACATGTAGTTTCGATTTGGAATACTTTCCATATGATCGCCAAACTTGTTATTTAAAATTCGGCAGTTGGGTGTATCATAAGTCACAAATGAATATATCAATACGTGACCCACCCGCTATTGACTCCAGTAATTATCAAAAGAGTGAGGGATGGGATGTACTAGATTACAAAGTAAATTATAATGAAATTAAATATTTTTGTTGTCCTGAAATATATCCTGACATAACTTTCTCATTTTACCTACAAAGAAAAAGTGGGTACTATGATTTGAATATTATCATACCTACATATGCCACTGCCAGTTTAATGATTATAAGTCTTTTAGTGCCTTGGGATTCTGGTGAGAGAATATCATTTGCTATTACTGTAATGCTTTCTCTTATAGTTTTCTTACTTATTCTAAGCGAAAGTCTTCCTAAAACTGATGCTCATCCACTGTTGTCAAAAATGTTAATCGGGTTAACCTTTTTTTCATTGTTTGTGGTATTTTTCACAGTAATCATATCAGCACTTTATAGTTATAAAACAAATAGAGATACTCCATTCTTCCAATGTATTAAGTTCGCTAAAGATAATCCTATTACAAAGAGAATTTCAAAAATAAGTAGAAGATTTAGTAATAGAAACTCTACAGTTGAATCTTACGATGTTAATTTAGAGGAAATTGATTGTCCAGAATCAGAAATACAAACTAGAACAACTAGTTATAATTTGGCGAATAATATACATATTTCCACATTAAAAAAAAGAAATAGCAATTTAGACATTTTATCTAATGATGGGACATATATTAGCGATATAACAGAGGGTTCGTGTGAAAACTCTAATGAATCAAAAAAAAGCGTAAAGATGTATAAAAAATTAGCTGCTAAATTAGAATTAATATTCACATTCATATTCTTCGCAAGTTTTATAATATTCAGTTTGTATATGTTCTCATCAGTTCCATATTAATCAATTAAGAGAAAGGACTATCAATAATATTGGTAAATTTAATATATATTGCGTTTTTAACTTTAATATCTGTTTTTTCTTCAGATTGCTGGATAAATGAAGCTTTTTCCTGTCTCAATTCAGTGTGGTGGCGTTCAAATACAGTGTTAATGAAATGGTAGGCCGTCTCAATTTGCTCTAGACTTCTAGCACCAGTAATGATTAGACTTCCACTCTGGAAAATGGCAATTGTAACTTTCTTACACTCACCATTACCTGTTCCAGTGCCATTACCTTTACATGGAACTGTGCAGTAACATTTCCCAGGATATTCCATATTAGCATATTCAGTATTCCAAAAATACTTAGTATTTACACCCGGATAAATACACGGTTCATAACTACTGAAAATCTTGTATTTGTTAACAAGAAGAGAATGTAGCAAAATCCGTTTAATCTCAAATGCCACTTCGTAATCACTATTAATTAGAGCAATTGAATAATTATTCATACCACAATCTTCATTCATAAGTCCTGGATTATTATCGATACTAACAATTTCCTCAGTAAAATTTTTAATTCTATTCAAAATAAGTCTAACTGAAGCTTCTCCGTTTTCAATCTTCTTAATTCCAGTTCCACTAATAGAACCGTTACGGAACAGTTTAATATTATTAAAGAATCCAGATTCGGGTTGAGTAATAATTGTTAGACTATTATAGAATTTTCCCTTCTTGCCAGATTTCTTTGATTGGTTTTTTGGATTAATACCCTTAACATGAATTACGTCTTCGTTTTTGTATTCAATATATCTAATTTCTTCGTCTATTTCCAGATTTTGGGCAAACTTCACGAGGTCAATCTTAAAGGATTTCTCGGGGTTTTCTGCCGCATTTATACCGGATTTGATTGTGTGAGTGGTTATCCTAAGAGGTGAAGGCGCACAATTTGGATAATCTGATTTCTTTAGGTCCATCTCCTTAAATTACTTAAAGAGGTAGTCTTAAATACTTTTCAATTTTATTTATTATTCTTAAAATAATTTAAAGTTTTTTGTTTTCAGTCCAGGTATAAATACAGAGAAGCAAAGATAAAAGAAACCTAAAGAATTACTGGGGATTTAAATGAAATGGACCCATACGAGGTTTTAGGAATTGATAGAAATGCCGATGATAACACTATTAAAAAGGCATATTACAAATTAGCAAAAGAATATCACCCAGATAGAACAGGTGGTGATCCAAAAAAAGGAGAACGTTTTAAAAGTATTAGCACCGCTTATTCTATGCTTACAGATAAGAGTTTTCTGGGAGGAACAGGATTTAGTGGGTTTTCAGGTTACAACTCAAATGCTAAATTCGACTTTAAAAATTTTGAAGGATTAAACATTCCTAATTTACTATCTAATGTTAGAGATAAGTTCTTTAGCGAAGCAAAATTATTCACTAAGTTTTTTAATGAGAAAAATGGAAAGTCTAGAAAACGAGATGAATCTCTTGATATTCTAGTGAATCTAAAAGTTGATTTATATGATATATATTTTGGCACTATACGAAAAGTAAAACTTAATATTAGAAAGAAATGTAGAGAATGTATGGCACTTGGCGTTAAAGTCAATGAAGGTGGCACAATAGACACATGTATCAACTGTAATGGATTAAAAACTATTGAATCACAGCAAGAATTTAATGTGGATACATCAGAAAAGAAAGTGTCTTTTTTTAGAAAAGGTCATGAATCAATAAATAGTCCGGCAGGAGACATTCATTTCCTCATTCATCCAAAAATAGATAAAAAAACAATAGGATTCCCCGAAGAATATCGCGTAATGACTGTGAATTTTTACGATTTATTAATACAAGTTCCCAAGGAAACTAGTAATATAACCAGTGAAATCACGCTTTTTAATTCGGTAATATTAAAATTAGAACCTGAATTTGAAACACACATTTCCAATATGGGACTCATAAGAGATACTATAGATAATCGCGGTTCAGTTACTATTCAACAAGCGCTTTAATTATTCATTTTTCTTTTTAGTAAGGAATTCATATTTCAAATTTAATATGCTTAATTGTTCTTTTAATATTCTTATTTCACTATTTTTTAGTTCTATATCTCTATTGTATTTATGTCTAAGACGACTATTTAAAAAGTGTAAGTCATCGAGTTGGTCTTGGGTTTCTTCTAACTTTTCATTTAATTCGTCTATTTTATATCTAAAACTGTCCTTCATTTTATTTTTTAAATATATACAGCTTATAGCATTTTCAACCTTTCTACTATTTATTTCAAGGGCACCTACAGCCTTTACTATTTTATTTTGGTGACTTTCACTCATAATTTCTAAAGCACTATCACTAAATGACCTGTTAATAACAATAGCATCTTCTGAATCGCTATCTATTATCTCCATATTATTAGTGGTTTGTTCTTCATTAAAAGACAAGTAACTAGTGTAATTCCCCATTCTATACTATAAATAAATATAATATAATATCCTTAAATTAGTAATTGGATTAGAGCCATTCTAACGTATAAACCATTTTCCATTTGTCTAAAATAAGCTGCTCTTGGATCGTTATCAATGCTTACACTGATTTCTTCATTTCTTGGAAGAGGATGCATAATAACTAAATTATTTTTTGCCCTTGTTAGTATTTCCTGTGTTAAATGTAAGTTTTTAGATATAAATTCGCTATCGATGTCGTGACTATTGAATCGTTCTTTTTGAATACGAGTCATATAAATAACATCCGTTGTAGAAATTACATCGTTAATACTATTAAATACATTATAACTTATATTTCGTTCATCTAAATATTGAAGTGTGTTTGCGTCTAAACTCAATTCACTTATACTTACAAAATTAAAGGTTACGTCATAATTAGTCAATAACCGTGTTAATGAATGAACTGTTCTACCATATTTTAAGTCACCTACAATACTAAAGTTTAACTTATTGACTGTGCCTCTTTCCTCTCTTATAGTGAAGATATCTAGTAATGCCTGTGTTGGATGTTCTCCATCTCCATCTCCAGCATTAATTATTGGTATTTTTATTTTCTTTTGAAGTTCATGTAAAGAACCACATACACTTGTTCTTATTATAATCAGGTCACAATAACACTCGATACATTTAAGTGTATCATACAATGTTTCCCCCTTTTTACTAGAAGAACTACTTCCATTAAGAGTTAAAATATCCCCTCCTAACTTTTGAACAGCTACGGAAAATGACCCGAATGTTCTTGAACTAGGTTCTTCAAAATAAAGCCCCACTGTTTTTCCACGAAGTATGTCTAGTTTCCCATGCTTCTTAATTCCTTGCTTTAATGATGAAGCATTCTTAAATATCATACGTAAATTATTTCTATTTAATTGTGTGGTGTCCAGTAAATTATTGAATTTAAATTCATTCTTGTTTCTCATAATAAGGTTTATATTGTTAGATTTATCGCTATTAACTGGAATATTAATGTATCTTTCTGTGGTTTTAAGGTCACAATCACCTATTAATTTTGATTTTTTGTAATATCCTACTATACTCTCAGTGTATAACTTAACACATTTAACATTAATAATAATATCTACAGAATAATCAATTGAAAGTCTTCTTATAAAATAACCATCTGTTTTTTTCTTTTGTCTAGTTTTGTTTGGAATAGACACATTTATAACTAATCCAAAAAAACCATTCTTGATTTTATCATTAATCTCGTCATACTCAATGGGAGCAATTTTTATTTGTTTTTCGCTATAATAATTAGCTGTTCCATTCGTTCCATATAATTTAAATCCGTTTTCTTCTAATAGTTTTACAGATGGAATTAACTCTTTCTTATCTGCGTATCCACCAACTGACACCAAAACATTACATTTATTCATTATTTTAAATCCAGTTGCTGCTAAGGCTTTTAAATATGCCTCGTTATGATTATTACCAAAACAGGCAACTTCCCCAGTTGATAACATCTCAACACCTAACCTATTATCAGCATTTGCTAACCTATTAAACGAGAATTGTGGAACCTTTACTCCTACGTACTGTTCTTTACGGTTTTTTATTTCATAAGGAGCGCCTATCATAATTTTTGTTGCGGTTCTAATAAAATTTATATCTTTTACTTTTGATACAAATGGAAATGAACGCGATACTCGCAAGTTACACTCAATTACCTTAATTGTATTGTTTTTTGCTATATATTGTATATTAAATGGACCATCGATTTCTAATTTCTCTGCTATTTTCCTCGTGTTAGTGAGTAACAAATTCTTAGTTATTTCATTAATATTCTTAGCGGGTAATATAAGAGAAGCATCACCACTATGAACACCAGCATCTTCCACATGCTCTGAAATTGCCCACAGTTTAAGTTCGCCTTTATCAGCTACAGCATCTACCTCTATTTCTTTAGCTCCTGTAATAAATTTACTAATTACTACTGGAAAATCATTTGAAACTATCACATTCTCTAAATATTCAACCATTTCAGTTTGGGAATATATCACAGACATCATAGCACCACTAAGAACATATGAAGGACGAATAAGACATGGATATCCTACTTCATCGCAGAATTCTTTTGTTGAAGATTGGTTTGTTAATTCGCGCCATTCCGGTTGGTCAATACCTATCTGGTCTAACATTCTGGAAAACTTGAAACGATTTTCGGCATTATCTATATTTTCGGCACTGGTTCCTATAATTTTCACACTTTTTCTGTGGAGACTCATCGCTATATTATTTGCTACTTGACCTCCCATTGAAAGAATTATACCACGACAGTTTTCAAAGTTATAAATATCCATAACTGATTCAAATGATATTTCATCAAAGTAAAGCCGATCTACCTCATCATAATCGGTGCTTACAGTTTCCGGATTGTAATTAATCATTACAGTCTTATATCCTTGATTTCTAAGTTCGCGGACACAATTTACAGCACACCAATCAAATTCTACACTGCTTCCTATTCTATAGACACCAGAACCCAATACAATAATTGTTTCTTCATCAAATGTAATGTCATTGTAGTCTCCATTATATGTCAAATACAGGTAATTAGTAAAACATGGATATTCAGCGGCAACAGTATCCAACTGCTTGACCACCGGTTTAATTAAGTAATTTTCTCTCAAATCACGAACATATATTTCGGTTTTCTTTAACATCTTACTAATTTGATAATCAGAGAAACCTATGCGTTTAGCCCTATAGAGTAACTTTTTACTTATTTCTTCATCTATTGATAAATCTTCCAATGTTTTCTGCATTTCAATGATTTTCCACATTTTCTTCAAATACCACTTATCTATACGTGTTAAATCATACATTTCATCTACTGTATATTGACCACTATAGAAACTGTTAGCTATTGAATTAATCCTTTCATTATTTGGGTTTCTTAGTTCATCTTCACTACTTTTCCATTCGCGGTCAGTTCCATAAAATCCCAGAATATTATCATTAGCCATTCTCAATGATTTTTGAAATGCTTCTTCAAATGACCTGGAAATACTCATTACTTCGCCTACACTTTTCATAGAACTTCCCAATTTGTCATTAACCATTGGGAACTTACGTAGGTCCCAGCGTGGAATTTTAACCACACAATAGTCTAAACTAGGTTCATAACAAGCTGTTAAACGAGTAATTGAATTTTTAATTTCAAGGAGTGAATATCCAAGTGATAATTTAGCTGCTATATATGCCAAAGGATAACCTGTTGCCTTTGATGCCAAAGCACTGGAGCGTGACAACCTAGGATTTACCTCTATAATGTAATACTTGCTTGATTCGGGGTCTAGGGCATATTGAATATTACACTCACCTATAACACCTAGTCTTCTAATTACTTTGAATGCTACTCTTCGCAAACAGTTATATTCTTTATCAGTAAGTGTTTGTGAAGGAGCTACTACAATAGATTCACCAGTATGAATTCCCAATGGGTCAATATTTTCCATATTACAAACACTAATACAGTTGTCATAGGAATCGCGAACTATCTCATACTCTAATTCTTTCCAACCCTTCAAACTTTTGTCTATAATAACATGCTTGTTTCCATTAAATGCCACATTGAGAATTTCGGTCATTTCTTCTAAATTATTGGCAAATCCTGATCCTAATCCACCAAGAGCAAAACTACTACGAATTAAAAGTGGAAACCCAATTTCCTTACTAAATTCAACTGCCTCTTCGTGACTGCTGATAATTCTACTTGGTGCGGTGTATTCTCCTATTTCCTCTAATATATTTTTAAATCTCTCTCGGTCTTCGGAATCAACTACTGTTTGTAATGATGAACCTAAAATTTTAATACCATCTAATGCTCCTAATTCGTGTAATTTAATTCCACAATTCAAGGCAGTTTGTCCACCAAATGATAGTGAAATACCATCTGGATTTTCTTTATCTATTACTTGTTTAACATATTCTGGTGTGACTGGTAAATAATAGATTTTATCCGCTAATCCCTTTGAGGTTTGGATTGTAGCAATATTAGGATTTACTAGTATTACTTCAATACCTTCTTCTTTAAAAGCCTTTATTGCCTGTGAGCCAGAATAGTCAAATTCACCGGCTTGACCAATACTTAATCCACCTGAACCTAGAATAAGAATTTTCTTAATTTTATCTATTGTATCTACTTCGACTTTTACTTTTTCATAAATTTTGTCTCTTACATTAAATGGTTTCTTACATCTATCAATAAAAATTTTAAATAAGAATTGTGTATCAGTTGGTCCTGCTCTAGCTTCTGGATGGAATTGAACTGAAAAAAATGGTTTTTCAATATGAATTAAACCTTCATTACTATTGTCATTACTATTTACAAAAAGTTCTTTCCATTTAGAATCTTCTTTTAATAATACTTCAAATCCATGATTTTGAGAAGTAATATAGCATTTTTTTGTTCCCACTAAATTACAGGGAATATTGTGCCCTCTATTTCCATACTTCATTTTCCCAATAGTAGCACCTGAAGCCAAACCTATTAACTGGTGTCCATAACAGATACCAAATACTGGAATGTTAGAATTAATAGAGAATATTTCTTTTAGTTGCTCTACAATTCCTACTGAATCTTCTGGATTTCCAGGTCCATTACTAATAAAAATGCCGTTGTATTTCTCTGCTAGAACTTCATTAACAAATCTGTAACTTGTAT